AGAGAAACCGCATCCAGGTTAGCGCTGGATATAAATTCTCCCAATCCATATCGACTCTTTGTAACAAAATCCCTCAAGCACCATACGGGGTTAGCTGAGTATTTCTCGACATAGGTCGAGCCGTCCCAGGAAAGCAGTGTATTGTCTGCTAACAATCTATAATTAGACCCGTCCCAATAATAATCTTCCCAATCAACCGGAGTCGCGCCGTTTAAGATATTAGGAACGAGGACTTTTTTGCCTTTGACGATAGTCGTGATATTAGGCATGCCGCCGGAAAGCTGATCTGTGGCCAAAAGCTTCAGGCCCAATAAGGCTGTATTTGGGTATTTAAGGCTGTCGGTTTTAAGTTCGTCCGATTGATACCAGCTCAAATCGCCCTGCCTTAAGGGATCAAGAGAGCTATCATCGGATGTCCTCGTCACCCGGATATCATACTTGCCGGGAGTAAGGCCGGTTTTCCTGAAGGTCCTTCTAACAGGGGAGCGGGAATTGTCGGAAATGGTCGTCTCACCCAAGTCAATCCATGTGCCTGAAGTATGCAGTTTGTATTCCACCTTATAAGTTACGCTCCAGCTGTTTATCCCGCCGCCGGAACTCTGCTGATACAGCCCGTTATTCAACCTCAAAAGAACCTCGAACCCTTCGACATCCGAATCGATTGTCTCATAAACATAAGGATTATTTTTCAAGAGGTTTACGTTGACGGTATAAAGATTATGCAGATCCTCGAAATCTTCGATCAATGTCTGGTCATTGGTGCCGTAGCGCTTGGCTGTGTCTACGCCGTCAAAGTTAGCGATTGAATTGTTGTTGATTTCAACATCATCGATTTGCTCGATCTCTCCTTCACATAAAGCCAAAAGCACATTCAAATAATGCTTATCTCCGTCATCCCGCAAGAACTGGTTGATGATATTCCCGCCGATCTTATGCTCGCCGTAAACGACTGCAACCGGCACTCCAACCTCTTGTATTGTCTGAACTCCATCCCATCCGTATGTGGGCGAGCCTTCATCTAATCCGACGGATCCCAAATTAAAATCAGCCATCTTCGGCTGATTCATGTATTGATAAATCGAATACCCCAAAGACAATACAAAGAAGGCAAATATAAACGGATGAGCTATCGCATACGCCGCTACGGCTGAAACGATCCAAGAAACAACAGCTATTACCGGCGCCTTAACCTCAGGGATAACAGTTATCTCGTCTCCCTGCTCAAGCCGGACATCGAGATCCTTAATCTTTTTGCCGGTAACGATAACCCGCTTATCTTTATAATCGAACCCGGACTTATCCAGCAAGCTACGCACGGTCTCGCTTCGTGAATAATCAAACGGCTTGATCTCTGCTTGGTCTAATTTGAAAGGATTTTCGATATTGCGTATAGTTACCATGTCTTATTCCTCAACCTATAAAAGCCTTCGATCCTTTTCTTCCAGGACTCATCATCCAGCCTCGATACGATCACGCCTGCCCGGCAACAATGGATAAACTTCCTGTCCTTGAAAACGACGCCAGCATGATTTGCCACTCCCCGGGAGTTTAAAAATAAGACCCCGTCCAATACTTCGGGAATTGCGCTCCTTTCCCAGTCATTGACGTAATTCTCCTTGAAATAATCTTTATTGCGAAGCCCCCATGCCTGGCCATATTCCAGGTCCTCGATGTCGAATAATCTAAAACCCAAATCTGCATACACAAGCTTCAAGAATCCCCAGCAGTCAAGGCCAGCCATATCCCGGCCCCTGTGCCTATAAGGAATGCCCAGATACTTATCGATGATGGGCTTCTCTACATGATGTATATCCGTCCTGTGGGCACCGAAGGGAAAGCTCCGAACCTGGCGTAATTCCCTATCTCCTTGCATCTTTGCTGTGTCTTGTTGCACGACGTTTCTCCTCCTGAATATCCGCACTGCGCGGATTTGAACTTCCACGCGCAATAGTTTCTGGTATATCTTCGCGACGGCAAGTCCACTCCTAAGACGTCGAACTTGCCCGTTAAGGTAAACTCGACATTATTCTGGTCTGCCACATAGTTATCGATATAGAAGACATCGTCTATGTATGCGTCCGGATCAGACAGCTGATTAGCCCACACCATACGGATAATGACTTTTTTGCCCCTGAAATCATACTGCTCAAGATACGATTGGATAAGCCTCGAGACGTTGGCCAGCCTGACCTTGACCTGGTCGATCTGCCCCTGGTTGTTCTCGCCTATAAACTCATGGGCTATTGGAAACTTCGAATAAAGGACAGAATTATAGGTGATGTCCGTATCGTACCCGGCAAGATGAAGATCGGTAACGCCATCGTAATCCTCGATGGTATAGAGAAAAATCGGCTGGTTTTCCTGCTTGGCCTTTTCTGCTTTGAATGTCGAATCAATATTCCTCGGCATTATTTCACCTCTATAAAATCGAATTCAAAGTCGTAGACCTGATACGCCTTCAAAACGAACTTGAAACTATCTTCGTTGAACCTAACCGTATATTCTACGGAATCGTTTGGATTCGTCCAGGTGAACGCCGCGAGCGCCCCATATTTACCCATGAAGAAATCCCGGATAGCGTTCATCTCGGTCAGCGTCCTATGCTGAAATCTTAACGTCCATTTCCTTAAAGGGTTTGCCCATTTGCGCCTGCGCTGTTCAACTCCGTTCTCGAACTCGGAAACAAGCGTCTTATATTGAACCGCCTCATCGATCGCAAAGTCCGGTGTATAATTAAAGTCGCTCATGTGTAACTCCTAATAACCGAACGAATTTTGCCGTTATTGTAAATATCGTCGGCAATGGCATTCGACAATGCCTTTCTATTACGCCACACATCCTGCGCGTCCCAGGCCTGTATAACCTGATTGATATTGATCGTCACCCCGCCTGCTCCTGAGCCTTCGCCTCTATTAAGGCTCTTTAGATTATCCGGACCGCCTAAGGCCCTCATGCCCTGCCTTGATAATATCCCTTCTCCTGTCTGGGCAATGATTGGCACTTCATCGGGAGCAAGCCCTGCGTGCGCCCTAATAAAACCTCTGTGCTGTTTCCCGACAATACCACCTTCATGGAATAAGCTTCCTATTGCAACGCCAAATATCTTTCCGCCGGGGCCTGCCATGGCTGTAAACATTTTTATGAGAAGCAACCTTGCCAATATGTTCGATATCATTTGCAAGATAGCTCTTCCGAAATCGACAAATATCTCATTCAGATTTCTTAATTCGCCGGTAAAGGCCTTGAAGAAAAATTGCGAAAAAGCATTCTGCATGTTTCGCGCTGATTGCTTGGCAAATTCTTCCATGGCGCTGAACTGAACCACCGCTTCCTTTGCGCTCTCGCCAACCTGCCTGGCAACGTTCTTCAATATCTCCGCGGTGTTATCTCCGGTTTCTTTTACCTTGGCAAACACAAGGTCGTACTGCTCCATAGCAGTTTGAGCGCTCTCTATCGACGCCATCTCAAAGGCTTTTTTATTCACTTCCATGTCAGAGGATAATTTCTTTACGCTTTCTCCTGCCTGCCGATATGCCTCTCCCACTTTCCCGGGCAGTTTACCCAGCAGTTCATATAACTTTATCAATGGCACCAGTATTTTTTGGAATACCGTGGTTGCCACCTCAAGCAGTGTAAAGAAACCTGATACAAGCTGGTTCATAAACCCCTGCAAGAATCCCAGCACCTGCCAAAGGACCTGGCCGGTCGATTCCAGGAAATCGTTCCAGCGGGATTTAAGCATCTGCACTTTTTCGTAACTCGTCATCATCTCGAGGTTGACCGCTGCAAGATGCGACTTGCTTCTCTCCAATATGTGGTTGGCAAGGGCCTGCGCCATGTGGTACTTCTGCACTTCTTCCGTGGTCTTACCCGTAGACTTGGCATATTCTTCTACCGCGTCTTTAAGTGACAACTGAAGTCCGTACGAACGCCTCAAGGTAGTAACCAGCCCACCAGTGACTGCGCTTGAGATGTTTTGAAACGCCTCTTCCGTTGTCGTGCCGAATATCCTCGCTTCGACTCGGGCCTGGCGCATGAGTGCGGTAACCTGCTCCATATTCAATCCTTGAGCCATAAGGGCAGAGGCCTTATCCGCCACGTTCGAGAAGTTGACCGTGGCGTGCGACGCTTCCATCAAGGCCTGTTTCATCTGTTGGGAGTTTATGCCGACGCTTTCCGCCATGCGCTTAAAACTTTCCTCAATCTGCTCTGCTTTCGCGCCCATCTCCATTAACTGCCACGCCTTATTCAAAGCCATTATGGCCGCTGTAACTGCGGCAGTAATAGCAAGCCAGTTCTGCTTCCATGAATTGGCAAACCGCTGCAGGTTGCCGCGGATACCCTCAAGGCGCTTCGTCGCTTCATCCTTCAACCGCAATATGATTGATAGCTCTCTATTCGTCATCG